TGGCGATGAGCAGGGTCGTGGAGGAATTGAGTATGCAAATTATTACGAATGGGGTGGTTTAAATGCTGATGGAACGGAAGGATTTGCAACAAAAAGATCAGGTTGGGATAAGCCGATTCATGATTTACTTGTTGATAATGAAGTCGATGTGTTTTTTCACGGACATGATCACTTTTTTGCGAAACAAGAATTAGATGGCGTGATTTATCAAGCCGTCCCTCAACCCAGTCATCCTGGTGATAAAGTAAATACAGCGGAAGAATACGGATATGTAAGTGGTAAGATTTTGGGAGGTTCTGGATTTATGTTGGTTGATATTGATGATGATCGAGCAAAGATCGATTTTATCAAGACTTATGAAGGAAAACCCGGAGAGGTGGTTGATTCGTATGAGATTCAACCATAATAATGTTAAACTTTTTATGACTTCTTTTTTAAGATGAAACAAACTGATAAAATTACAATTTTGCTTATCGACGATGAACCAGCAATGGCTGAAACTATTGGTGCATATGCCAAAAAAGAAAACATGGAAATTGTTTATAAACAAAATGGAGAAACAGGACTAGAATCTTTTAACCAAAATGATTTTGATCTAATTATTATCGACTGGATGCTTCCGGGAATTTCCGGACCAGAAATAGTACAGAAAATTCGCGAAATCAGTGAAGTACCAATTTTAATGATCAGTGCTCGTGATAGCGAATCAGACATTATCATTGGTTTAGATTTAGGAGCAGATGATTATATTACCAAACCATTTGGGACTCGTGAGGTGATAGCTCGAATTAAGTCATTACTCAGACGCACTCAAAGTAAAAATGAAATTCAACACCTTGAAATTGGTAATATAAAATTTTGTCCGGAAAAAGGGGAAATATATAGAAATGATAAGTTGATTAAACTAACTCCAAATGAGTTTCGCATATTTATGGTATTGTTTAATAATATCGACATAATCGTTTCAAGAGAAAAATTAATGGAAGACGCACTTGGTTATCATGATTTTTTAAATGACAGGACGCTTGATACTCATATTAAAAATCTGCGTCGTAAGCTTGAAGAAGATCATAAAAATCCAAAGTATATTTTAACTATGCGAGAAATCGGATTTAAGTTGTGTAGTAAAGAATCTTAAAAATAAGTTTTGAAATATGAAATTACAAACGAAATTCACACTCAGCACTATTCTAATTGTCTTAATCGTAGTAACGATGACATTTTTTGTCATTAGTAAAAGAACGAGTACTGATTTTGAACAGTTTATCATCGAAAAGATTGAGGAAGAAAAACAAAAAAAACCACCTAAAAATCAAGAAAATCAACCACCAAAAGATTATAATGAATTAAAATTCGCATCTGATTCACCGGAAGCCAGATTTTTAGAGACTACTAAAAATTCACTACTGATAGTTGGAATTGCTGGAATATTAATCGCTGTTATTGTGAGTTTTCTTGTTAGTAGATTATTTTTACGTCGGATTCATTCCATTCAAAATGCTATGCATAAATATAGAAACGAGGGTAAATCTGAGCCAGTAGCACATAATAATACCGATGAAATAGATGATATGACTGCGGTTTATAATTTATTAATCGAACAAATAGCCAAACAAGAAAGTATTCGAAAAGAATATTTTATTGATACTTCTCATGAGTTAAAAACTCCTCTTACTTTTATCAAGAGCTACTCAGAAGGCTTGATTGATCAGGTATTTGATAAAGACAAAGAAGCTGATATTTATAAAAAAATATTAAATGAATCAAATCGTATGATTCATTTAATTAAGGAAATGACTATTTTAGCCAAATTAGAATCTGAAGAAATTTCTTTAAATAAAGAAAAGATTGACATTAGAAAATTAACTGAAGATGTTGCGGATTCTCTCCAAAAAGAATTTGATGATAAGGCAATAAAACTGGAAATTAATGGAAATACTCAGGCAGAAATAGATAAAGATAAATTTACGCAAGTTTTTCTAAATCTTATTGATAATGCTGTGCAGTATAGTGAAACAAAAAGTTCAATTTGCATTCAGATTTCAAAAAAAACTAGTGGTTTTTCTTGGATTATAAAAAATAAACCACAAGATAAAATTTATCCAAAAAATTTAGAATTTATCTTTGAGCGTTTTTATCGAGGAGATAAGTCTCGCAGCTATGACAAAAAAAGACAAAATTTGGGCATTGGTCTTAATATTGTTAAAAAAATTGTTGAGTTGCATGGAGGTAATGTGCAGGCAAAATTAGATGAAGATGGGTTAGTGGTTTTTGAGATTGTTGTTTTTTGAACAAGATAAAATTTAGAATAGCTTGAAAAAAACTACAAAGGATAAATTACTCAATGTAAGGTAAAAAACTGTGCTTACAATTTGGGTGCATTGGTAGATCTGGAGCTTTTCTGTATTTCTTATTTTTTCCCGTGAGAGTAAACACTTTGCCTTCGTACGGCTGGCAGATCGGGCAGGCTGAAGCATGGTGCGACATCTCCACCAATTCCAACCCATTTTCAAGGAGTCGGTTCACAAATCCCGAATTGTTGGCTTTGATGATGTGCGTACGCACGAGCATCTCGGCATATCGGTCGATTTTCCAGCGTTTACCGCCACGATCAATCAAGGCGGTAAAGCCACGATTTTCCACGAGTTTTTTCACCTCTCGCTTGATTTTGTACACGCCTTCGCCTTTGATCGCCCCGACCACGATCCGCTCGTTGATTTTGAGCTTGACCATCTCGCTAATGAACTCACGTCCCGCACGCTTCACGCCCTCGATACCGTTGGCAAAATCAAGGTAAAAATCATCAACAAGGGTCTCAATGGCTTCTTTATGAATCTGTCCGAACTCCGTTCGTTTCAGGACAAGTTCTTGTGCTTTACAATCACTGATTGCCCGAAAAGACCCCTCGCTGTACTGCTTCGGCACTTCCGATTCCAGCCAAATGCGGGTCTCTTTTTCGAGCTGTTTTGTTATCTCCTCGATATCTACCAGCACAACCCGACGCAGGTGAACAACGGGCTTTTTTGGATCAGCCTGTAAAATGGTTTGACTGAGTTCTTTTGCCGCCTTGCGATACGCATTGAGTAGGCGTGGTGCTGGCGGTGGTGCTATGACTGGCATAAATTTAGAAGATTAAAAATGCAAAACGACAAGTCACAATGACCGTAAATAAAAAGAAAAGTACGGCGAGGTTTAGGATCAGGAAAATCTTGGCATACCGCCACAGGTTTTGATCGAGATTCTCGAGCCGCTTTTTGAGAACCTCCTCGGATGAGAGGTGTTTTTTGTACGGGTTTGGATGGGTGTTGTAGCTATTCATGATTTAAAAGGTTAAAGTTCAATATCTGGCGTTTGTTTTTCTTCTGCCAGTTGGTTTTTGATCCGCTCAAGCTCCTGAACAAGGGACTCTCCATCAAGGTCTTTGAGTTCGCGGATGGCGGTCTCAATACTTTCAATCCCGCTCTCCACGAGAATTTGATGAGTTTGAGCTTCTGTGAGCAGGTCACGAGGTAGCCCATAATCCCACGTAAACTTGATGTCCACGCCATCGGGAAACTTCTTTGTGCCTTCAAAAAAGAGGGCTGTTTTAAGAATGTCCACGAGCTTTGCCTCGTAGCTTCTTTGCTTTCGCTTGATCTTCTTGAGAAATGAAGCCATACGAATTTTGACTGTCTCTACTTTCTCAGCACCGCCTTGATCATCCAGTCCGAGAAAAGAAGTCGGGGTCTGTGTGACTGTGCAGATCTGCCTGAGGATTCCCTCAATCTGCTTGAAGCCTTCCTCAATAAGAGCGTTTGAATTGGTGATGTACTGCGGCACGATATCACCCTTTTCCACGAGAAAAAGCTCCTGATCGCTATCAATCTCTCCCTTTTTGGTCAAAATTCCTTCACCGACTGCCACCTTGGCATTGAGGTGCTTGATAAGTTGTACCGAGATTTGAGTGATACGGTCGTTCAGTTCCTCAAAGAGGTTCATCACGCTTTCGTAGGCAGAGATACCGAAGCGTTCCTTGACTGTTTTGAAATTATCTATTTGAAAGACTGGGATGTAGTCCAGATCGGTCGTTTCTTCTTCTGGTAAATCGGAACTGTAGATTGCCAGCTCCACTTTTTCCGACTGTTTCATGTCGGTGGTGGTCGTCCAAAGTTCGTGTTCGATTTTGCCCACGCTGTGAATTTGTTTGTAGAGGAAAGTTTCTTTTTTATTATTCTTTGGGTTCACAATGTCCACGTAAGAAGCAATCACGACCTTTTGTGATTCCTCGCCAAGCCTCACTCCTGAGAAGTCGGGGAAATAGTTGTCGTAGGGAATTTCCTCGATAATCGCTTCCTTGTCCTTCTGCCTTACCAAAAAGACGGTAAAGCCCGCCACATCTTGGATCACCGAGCTTTGATAAAGCTTCTCGTCAAGGTAGTTTTCTTGGATGATCTTATTGATCTTGCCCTCAATGGGCTTTTTAGAATCGTCCTCGTTTGTTTGGATTTTGAGCTGTTCGCCGAAAAGAAAGTCCGCCGAGGTAAGCGACACGATCTGCCCGACGTTGTAGGCGAGATACAAAAGCGTGCGTTTCTTTTGATCTTCCTCAAAGTAGCTTTTGAGCTTGAAAACCTTGCTGTGCAGTCCCTTGAATACGTTGTAAAAGTTATTCAAACGTGCCACACGGGCGAAGTCTTCGTTGCTGGGAAATTGATTTTGCATGAGTAAAAAGTTAAAAAATTATTAAAGTCCGAGGTCGCCTCGGTTGATTTCAAGATTGGTGATCTTGCGAGCCTGATAAAGGGCGAGAGCCAGCGAGTCGGGGAAATCGTCGTGTGCTCCTGCTCGGTCGGGGTGGTGGCACGACAAGAACTCTCCCTTGTACTCCTTGATCATCTCGAGCATTTGCATTTCAAACTTGGGAGCGAGTTTGTGATCGCTTGGATACACCAGTTCTTCATCCCGCAGAATCTTGATCAGGTTTTTGTAGAGGTTGTCCTTACTTTGGAGCGTGAACTTGACTGGTTCAGTACGTAGCCTCGTTGAGCGTTTGAAGTTGTCCACGACAGGGTCGCCCACACCAGTAGCATCAATGCAGACCTTCATCACACGTTTGTATTTTGAAAGTTCCTTTTGCACGATCTCCACTTGGTCGGTGTAATCGTCGCCACGCATTGCCAGCCATTGCAGGATTTTGAACTTCTTGAGTTCCTCGTCCCAACCCACAACGGTCAACACGCTTTCGTCTTCCTCCTTGGCCACGTCCCACCCTGCGTACACTGGCTTATCGTAAGCGGTCGGCAATTCGTAATCGCCCCGCAATTTTTCAAGCTCCGACTTGGTGATCAGCATTCCACGCCCGATCTTCCAGTTGAGGGCGTACTGCGTTTGGAAGTAGTCCGAGTCCTCGCGGTAGCGTTCTTTCTCTCCCTCCACAAACTCCTTGTACTTTTTATGGAGCGGGTTTTTTGTTTTTCGGTACAGTTTCTCTTTGTCGGCGATCACTTGCTCATAGTCAAAGCGGAATACATTTTTCCCGTTCTCAATCCCGCGATAAAAGTCGCAGAGCTGATAACCACCTGAGCCAATAAAGATTTTGCTTCCATTGGTCGAGGCAAGCATTGGGAAGACCTCGTTCTTTGCCTTCTCGTCGTCGATCTTTTGAGCCTCCTCGATGATGGCAAGGTGAAGCGTTTTACTCTCAAGGTGTGAGGTTGGTGACAATGAGAAACAATAAATCGTGTTTCCATTCCCGAGCTTGAGCGTTGTGCCGTTGGCTTCCTCAAACTGCAAACGGTACAGCTCCTGCAATACCCGCAGATTTTCTTTGAGGCGATCAAAGTCTGTTTTTGCCTGCTCCTTTTGTGGGGCAAATATCCCTACCGAAAGAGGCATTGGAAAAAAGTGGTGTGCAAATGTCATCACGAACGCCAGTGTATCAACCACCGCTGTGGTTTTACCTGCTTGACGGGACACCTCGATAAACACCTCCGCACCACCTTTTTTGAAAATCGTGCGAATAATCTCGCGAGCGATTTCGCTTTGGTAGTTCGCAAACGGGCGTTTGAAGTAGTTTTGCCCGAACGCGTCTAACGCCTTAAATGTTTTATTTAGACTTATTCTCATCGTCGAGTGATAGTAATTTGGCAAGTTCCTGTGTCGGGTCGGACACTTCGGTTTGAAGCTTCGGCGTGTACTTTGCCGAGCGTGATTGCAAGTAAAAACGCACCATCGCCATGTCTTTGTTTACGATAATTGCTTCGGCAAGGCGGTCTTCAGCAATGATCCCGATCTCAATGTCGCGGATTTCCTCGGACTCCTGCATGAAGTCGGTATCGGCTTTTTGCCAGCGATAAAAGGTCATACTCGAAATGCCCACGTCTTTACACGCGAGCGTAACGATTCCATGGCGGCGTTTTAGTGCCTCCAAGAACTTCTTTTTATCCCGTTTTGTACCTTTTTTTCCTTGCATAGAATTTATTTAGTTGATGGGGTGCTCCCGTGTAACAAGTGCAACAAGTAAAGGGAGCTTCCCGTGTGAGAAGTGAGAGAAGTTAGGTCAGTTTTTCTGCCTTTTCTCCTGTGTAGTCTTCCCAGCGTTTTATGATTACATCCACGTATTTAGGGTCTAGCTCGAGACCAAAACAGGAGCGTTCGGACTTCTCAGCAGCGATGAGTGTTGACCCTGACCCCATGAAAAAGTCCAAGACCAAATCACCTGATTTACTGCTATTTCTGAGTGCGTAAACGATCAATTCCACTGGTTTTTGGGTTGGATGGACGTATTCTCCGACCTTATCGCGTGCCATACTCCATACCGTGGTCTTGCCCTGCTCCTCAGCTCGCTTCATCTTCTGTGCCCACGCAAAGAGCTGTGCGTCGGTCTTTTGAAAATCCCAAACAGTCGAGTGTTTGCGGTCTCCGTAGAACTGCACCTTTTTTCCTTTCACCGCACAGTAAAAGAAAGGCTCATGTTTCCACCGATAATCACCCCAGCCGAGAGCGGCCGCAGGTTTATTCCAAATGAGCTGGTTCTTTACTTCCATACCTGCTTTTTCAATGGCATATTCAAATTGAGCCTGAGATGAGGAGCTATGGAAGACATACAGTCCCGCACCTGCCTTGACTGCTTCCACATAGTTTTTGAAAACCTTTTCGAGAAATTTTCCAAAGGCTGAGTCGGCCATGTTATCGTTGGCAATCCCGTTGCTCGTCTTTTTTCCATGTCCTTTGTAGTTCACGTTGTACGGTGGATCAGTAAACACCACGTCGGCTTGCTGTCCATCCATGAGCTTTTTGATATGCTCGGGGTTGGTTGCGTCTCCGCACATGATTCGATGTCGGCCGAGTTTCCAAATTTCCCCGATTTGAGTGCTTGACTCTTCGGCCACTTCAGGAACTTCATCGTCTTTGTCGTTATCCTCATCTAGTTTGAGGTCGGCAAACATAGCATCCAGTTCTCCCGATTCGAAACCGACATCAAGAAGCATGTTTTCATCAAACTCCACAAGAAGCTCTGCATCCCAGTGTCCGAGGTTTTTATTTAAACGAAGATTAAGCTCACGTTCTTTTTTCTCTTCGGAGATTTTCACGTAATGAACTGGCACTTCTTTTATCCCGAGGTCTTTGGCAGTCCTCACTCGGAAGTGTCCGCCGATGATGATGTTTTTTCGCTTTGGGTCGGAGTTCACCACAACAGGCTCAACGAATCCGAACCGCTCAAGCGATTTTTTGAGTTCTGCCGCTTCTTTCTTTGTAGCAGCTCTCGGGTTATAGTCTGCGAATTGCAGATCTTCGATGGGTACGTATTGAATTTTCATAGGGTTGTTAGATTAAAAAATAGACCATTCAGAGTTCGCCCTCGCGGGACGAATTGAAATGGTCTTTAAGACTCTAGGGTTGCGAAATGTACTTTTATTGTAGCGTGATACTACGGATTTTCAAGGTCGGGCGGCATTTCATCAAAGAGCGATTTGGAAGTAACGCTTGTAACCTTGAACACTCCATCCACCAGCTTGCAATACCAAAACTTCCCGTTTCGATCCTTGAGTTCGATAATAGGAGCTTCTCCTTCGATAACGTATCGAAAGAGGATGTAATTGCCGCGAAGTGTTCTTGGTTTCTTTCCCATTATTTTGATTTTGTTATTCTTAAAAGTTGGACTGTTTTTGCCAATACTTCATCAATCTTTTCTTCAAGCATTCGTTGCATGAGAGGGCTGATTCCCTCAGCTGATTGAATGAAGGAGTTGAGTTCCGCCAGCAGTTGGCTAATCTCATGGGTTTTTGCCTTTGCCTCTTCGAGGCGATTTTGATCGTTGGTCATAGATGAGGGGTTAAGTTTCTAAAAAGTTTATGTTTGGGTTTTGTTTGAGAAGAAGCTTTTTTTTGAGAGCATAGACGGGATGTTTACGGGTAATTGATGACTTCACGTCCTCCACGATCGTTTTTCCGCCCTCGATGTAGCGAAAGTCCGCCACATATTCGATTTTTCGGTGGGTTTTTCCATCCCGTTTGAATGACTCCTGCAGGACAAATCGGGGCTGTAATTCGAGCTTTTTAATCTCTCCCGCTCGTTCGAGGAGTTTTAGCTCGTTGTAACGTCGAGCCTCTTTCACGCTGTCAAAGCGGATTCCATCGACTTTCACGTGTCGATTCCCGAATTTGTTTCTGCCATTCAGTCGTATCATTGCCATAGAAAATTAAAATAGTGTAGCTTGCTTTCTGCGGTCTTCCTCTGTGAATTTGATGGATTTGCAACATCCCCAAATTCGAGAGATCACCTGCGGTTTGTAATATGCTCCAAGGTCGTCGAGAGACTGGTTGGAGGTAATAATCATCGGCTTATGGTTCTGCCATCGATGGTCGATGATTTGGTAAAACTGATCCGAGAGCCAATCTGAGAGTTTTTCCACACCTAGATCGTCAATAATGAGCAACTCCACGTCTTTCATTCGATCAAAAATCTTTTTGTCTTCATTCTTCACGGGAGAATCGAAAGTTTTTTTTACTCGTGTCACTGTGGACGGCATGTTG